GTTGTTGATCGTGCCTGACAAGGCCGGGCTGCCAGAGATGGCAGGATTGCTCGTGGGGTTGCCAACCGAGATGCCGGTTCCCGATCCGTTGATCGAGATGCCGGTGTACGCTGCGCTCAGGTAGATGCCGGTGTACGCACCGTACACACCACCGTCGAGGTTGGCATGGTAGGAACCATCGTCGTTCGCACCGAGGGGGCGGTTAGTACCTGGCGCATTGGGGTTGAATCCGCCATACAGCCCATGCGTGTGCGACGGATCGTTGACACCGTGGTTGTGCGACGGATCGGAGACTCCGTGACCATGACCAGGATCACTGATCGAATGGCCGTGGTTCGGCAAAGCCAGGGTGCCAACACCAACTGCCAGCGACCCATTTGAGATGCTCCCGGTCAGTGTCGCAGAGCCGGTCTTGGCAGGCGAGCCGGTGATCGTGTGGTTATGTGCAGGCAGGTTGCCTGTGGCAAGCCCAACAAGCTCACCGCCGCCTGTCGCTCCGAGCGCCGATCCGTCCAGCCCTGACCCACCTGATGTGACACGTCCGGCTGCGACTCCTCCCATGTTGTCGCGCCCAATGCTGACACGCCCTCGGTAGTCCGGCAGGTTGAAGGTTGTCACTCCGTCGCCAGCGCCCCACGGGTAACCCGACTGTGAAGCGATGGCGTGCAGCACTGGATAGCTTGAGCGCAAGACGGCTTGACCGTAGGGCAGGAGGTAGTTGGTTGGTATCTGCGTATGAATCCACGGCCAGTCCATTGTGCCGCCGATTGCAACGACGCCTGCCACATCGGAAATCGGCTGCCAGTTGGGTGCAGCGTCCGATCCTGCGTTCCACTCGAAGCGCTGCGTGGTCGAGTTGTAGATGATGAGCGCTGTGGGGCGCGACCCGGCTGCGATGGCGTCACGTTGTGCAGTCGAGAAAGCACCGGCTTGAAGACCACCCCATCCTGCCAAGCGGCCGTTCGCGTAGAACGTACTTTCGATCTGGACGATCTTCGTACCGACCTTCGAGAGCGAGATTGTCGAATCGCCAATGCGCAGGGTGCCAAGATCAATGGTCTGCGCGAAGTTTGCCTGATCCGCCTTGGCATCTTGGATGGCGTTCAGGTCACCGGCAAAGAGCCGCCCTCCCGGTGCGACCCCGGTTGCGTCGAAAGTCTTTACGCGGCTCATGTGCCTCCTCCTATGGCACGAACGTGCGGTTGGCCAGGATGTACTTCAGCGCCGCCGTCAGTGTTGGGTAGTTGCCTGCTTCGTGATACGCCTCTGCCAAGTACAGGACAAAGGCGCGAGGGATCGGATCGGGCAGGGCGCTCATGTCGGCCTGGGCAAGCCAACGAGCAGCCGCAAAACCCTCGGGGTTGGTGATGATGAGCGTTTCGCCGCCATTGTCCACGCGATCCGCGATCATCAACTCGATTGCGTCAGCCGGTGACTTGCTCGTGTTCCCACGATGTGTCTTGGCAGCCTCCTCGTAGATGAGAACTTCAGGATCGTTGTCAGGCTTGTCCATGAGTGCGCCAAACAGGGTCGCCTGACCGCCATACACGAGGCGCTGCCGCGCTGCCATCAAGAACTCGACATTCATGCCCTCCTCCTCACAGGATGTTCATGCCGGTGTTGTAGTGACTTGTCAGGCGCGCATCTGACAAGTAGCGGTTGTAAACCGCAAGCTCGTCCATGGTGCCGTTTGCCCAAGCAGTTGCGCTGACCCCGCCGATGTAGGTGGCGTCAGGATACGACGCAAAGACCGGGCCTGGACTAGACACCACAAGCCCTGACTGCTCGACGTTGTTGATCCGCATGCTGACCACGTTGTTGCGCACTCTGATAACGATGTGATAGGTCGTGTTGATCGCAAGAGCCGTGGGCTTGTAGGCGTATCCTGCCCCACTGCTGATGACGAGGTTGGCAGAGGGATCAATATAGGCGACCGAATGGCCAGGGTGGTAGTAGAGGTAGTACACCGTGCCAGCCGCCGGAACGGCGGGCATGCGCCACCCAAACTCCTACGTGAAGGTGTCAGTGATGTTGTTGATCTGTGACGCACTCGGAATGGAGATGAAGTCATCCACGCCATCGAACGTCAGCGCACGGTTGGCACCTGGCATGTTTGGCACAAGGCTGTTGGCACCGACAGGGCCACCGTTGAGAGTGCCATGGTTAGCGTAGTACGAGCCGTCTGTCGCTACACCGCCAAGTCCGAGCTTCAGAACAGGCTGATCCTGCATAACGTCACGGTGGTAGTCGAGAATCGCTGTGCCTGACAAGCTGTTGTCGATGGTGAAGCTGATTCCCGCAGGTGTGACGCGCTTCAGTTCTCGCGTCAGACCAGCGATGTCCGGCGTGATTTCGCTGACAATGCGCACGAGGTAACTGCGGCCGGTCACGTCCTCGTAGACGCGGTACGTGGACGGCAGCGGCACTGTGTCTGCCAAGAGCGGGGCACCGCCTGCGTCAAGCAGGATGCCACTAGAACCGAATGACAAGCTCACACCGAAGGTCGCGGCAATGAACGACTCGATGATTCGGTTGCGACGCGAGCGTGTGAACGGCCCTTGCTCACGACGAGAGGAGATGAATGCCCTGCGGGCATTGTCAGTTTTTCCGGTCTGATCGGGAATGCCAAGCATCTCCTCCCACTCGGGAAAGTCGGATGCCAAGGCAGTCCGAGGATCGAGGTTCAAGTACCAATCCTCCAACCGCTCTACGAAGTTGCCTTGCAAGTAGTCCGCGTAGAGCTTCCGCATCTGCCCCCATGCCGAGTTCTGATCGACCGGGAACAACCCCGGCGGTTCGTTCTCGATCAGGTCGCGCTCGATGTCGCTGTAGTCGGCTTCGGCTACGAGGGTGAAGTCAGTCATCAGTTCACCGTGATCGTGCCCGGTACGGCCTTCTGAGTGGCTGTGACGGCCGTATCTGTGGCAGGAACGTTGACGACGAGGGTGGCCACGCCAGGCAGCGGGAAGACCGCGTGTGCGATGCCCTCACGGTAAACCGTGCCACCGACCGGAACGGAGTTGATGTACTCACTGATCGCTGCTTGGACTCCCGCAGTCAGGTCTGCCAAGACATAGCCAGAGTCGAGCGTGAGTGTGACGGTGACGTTGACCGCCACAGGTGTGAAGGTCGTGACATGGTTGGTGATGCTTGCCAAGTCGCGTTCGTCCAGGTCGGCCAGTACCGCGTCGATGACGGATGACGGTGGCACCGTTCCGCCTGGCCCGGTAATGCGAATGGTGTTGTGCCCTGGCGTTGACACGCCAAGGTTGTCATTCTCAAACACTGTGGCTGTCTCCACACCGGGGATCGCCTCAGCCCACACCTTCAGGTCTTCCGGTGAGCCTGACTTCGGCGCTCGTACCCATTCGAGGAGCTTGCCGCGGAACGTCTCGATGTCTTCGTCTTCGCTGCCGCCTGTGAAGACTGCCAAGTTCGTCACGTCGGTGAGTCCCGGCACTGTCGATGCGAAGTCAGTCACGGTGCCCACACCGGCGTTGTACTTGGTACCCACGTCGTCAGCTTCCACCGAAACAGTCAGACGCTCGGCAGTAGATTCTGCCGGTGGCGCACCCCCAAGCGTGACCGAGTTGTCATTGAGGCTCGTGGTCGTGTTGTTGTTGATCGCTGCCACATCGGCTGCGTCTGTGTTCTGCACCCACGGGCCGCCATCGACGCTGCGGTAGAGCTTACGTGCGATAGTGCCTGGCCCACCAATCGCAATGGCCGAGATGTTGGCAGAACGACCGGCTGCCAAGGTGAGAGGCGCTGACGGCTCACCCAACGCTGTCTCGCCCTCGGCTGTCACGAAGGTGACTGCCCACTGATACGTCCCGGCTGCCAAGGCACCGCCTGCCCCGGCATCCGCGGCTGTGGGCGCAGTGGGAATACCAGGGTTCGGCAGCGTCCCGCCAACTGTGACATTGAACAGGAGCGCTTCGTCGGCCGCTTGCGGCGCTGCGACCTGCGTGTTGACCGGAATAGGTGTTCCACCCTGTCCGGCGATCCTGACGCTTCCTGTGGCGCGTGTACCGGCCTTGAGAGGGCGTCCGAACATCTCGCCGTAGCGCAAAAGTGCCACGCCATTGGCAGTCTGGATGAACATGTCATCGTGGAGAAGCTGCCAAGCCAGATACAGCCCCTCGGCTGTCGTCGCGAACGTCTCGATCCAGGCGCGAAACACCGTGTCCGGCGTGAGGCTCGCGTCAGGAATGCGTGCCTGAAGCGCAGCGGCAAGCTCGGCAACGATGGCATCGCGGTCTTTGTAGATCACTTCAGCATTTGCTGCCAAGCTAGTCACCCACCCTCAGCGAAGTTGTCAGTACGAAGGAATCAGTCGGCTCACCTTCCGGCTCCACGACAGCGTAAGTGAGCCGCACGTTGAGCTTGCGCTCATCCTCGGCGTCCAGTTCGATGGCGACGTTCTGCACGATGATGTCAGTCATCGGTTCCAACGCTTCTCGGATTGCCAGTTCTGCTTCGGTCAGCGCGCGCCAACTTGGCATGCGCATCACGTCGTGGATTCGACTGCCAAGCGTCGGGTTGATGTCCCACTCGCCGTACCACACACGCAGCCGGACGCGGATGCGTTGCTCGATGACACCGACGCCAGTACGCACGTCTAGGTCATGCGTCGGAGACGCGATCAGATCGCCTGTGTTGTAGTCGATTGCCAAGTCAGTCGTCACTACGACTCTCCTCGCCAGTAGTCCTTGGACTGGATCACGCCCACGCACATCGGGAACCTCCGAGTGCCATTTGGATTCAGCACACAGACGGTCTGGCCGACCTTTGGCACCATCACCTTGACTTGGTAGTGCGGATTCGTCTCAGTCACATCGCGCCTGAGCGTCTTCTTGGTACTGATCGGTGCGCCCTCAGTAGCCACACCTGTCGGCTCTGTGTCGAAGTGCTCGAACGTGTAACTGAAGTGAACGAGCGGGATTGACAAGTCACCAAACTCCTGAAGCCAGACAAGCCGCTTCTTGGCATCGCGCTTGACAACCTTCCCGAAGGTAACTTCGCGCGGCGGCGACATTCGACGGATGGCGTCATAGATCGCATTCCAGACATCGGCTGACAAGTTGGTGGCTTCCATCAGTCTCCGAGAATCGTCTTGTGCGAGTACGGGGCAGGCCACTCCACGAGCCTTCGCGCACCGTACCAGTTTGTGCGGTAGTAGTCAGTGTTGATGTCACTGATTTTCACCACGTCTCCCGTCTTCGGGTCGTGGATCATCCGCCCGTTGCCGATGAACATGCCAACATGCTCCGGCGTCGAGCCGCCAGGATGCGTGAAGAACACCAAGTCGCCCGGCAGAAGATCGCTCTTGGCAATCACGTCGAAACGACCATTGGCAGACAACGTATATGTGCTGTCGCCATGGTGCGCAGCATCCGGTGGATCGAGCTTGGCACGAAGGGCAGCCGACGCTGAAGCGTAAGCAGCCGTAACGAAGGAGGAGCAGTCATACCGCGGCCCACGCCCATCCCATTGGTAGGGATCACCAAGTCGCCGCATGGCGAAGTTGATCGCCTTCTTGATCGTGTCCGGGGTGTTGGCAGGTACCTCGATTTGCACGCCGTTGTACGTGATCTTCGTCTGCGTGCCATTCGGAAGGCTTTGGGCTGCCGCCACTGTTGTCTGCGCGATTGCCAACCACGTGTTGTTGAACGCTGCGCGGATCGCGTTCGTGTAGCGCTCGTTCTCGGTCGGGTCAGTCGAGCCGTGGTAGGCCGAGACACCAATCCAGATCGTGTTGGCGTCATTCGGGTTGGCAGCCGGACGACTGTTCTTGAGCTTGTCCACGAGTGCTCTGGCAGCAGCGCGAATGTTCGAGTTGGGATTCCAGCGCCCGCCTTCGTACTCGTCTTCGCGTGCCTTGCCAAGCCAGCCGTAGTTGTCAGCCCACTCCTTGTAGAGCGGTGTTGTCAGTTGCATTGGGCCGACACCGCTCTCGCTCTGTGGATGGCGTGGATTCAGTGGGTTGGTGCGCGCATTGGCAAATGCTCGCTGCCATTCGTGCAGGTCGTTCTCACTCGCGCGCTCCGCGCTTCCTGCGGGCTGTCCAAACAGTGCCGCGCCTGCCACACTGCCGTAGGACAGGTAGGGCTTCGGATACCACTCTACGTCGCCACCCTCGCGCACGTTGCGGAAGCCCGACTCGTGCTCGCAGATCGCAAGCAGGGCTGCCAAGAAGACGGCAAAATCCCATCCGGCCGGTACGCCAAACTCACGTGTCGCCTGGACGAAGTGATCGGCCCATGGCATCGGCCGACCGTCTCTCGTGCTTGCACTCGTGAGAATGGCCGCCATGCTACTTGGCACTCTGATCTGCGCAGAGTCGTTTGGCTCTGTGAGCTTGGGAGGATCGGGCACCCGCTC